TCCTACTGGATGCAGTCATCCTTAAAGATTTCACCAGTAGAACAAGTTGAACTTTTGAAAAATTTATATCGTAAAAATTTCAACCTTTTTTTCGACAAAAATTCAATATCGGCATTTTGTACAAAACATATGTACTTTTATTGTATATTCTGTTTTCACTGTTCTTTTTGTAAGCAATCCAATAAGGCTGTGCCGTTTCCAGCCAGCCATTATACCCTTTTAATAGATTAACTGATTCTTTTAAGTTCTTCATCAAATAACTGCTCTGCTGATTTATACCCATGTATGCGCCTTGGATACTTATTTATCCACTCTTCCACTGCCTGTATTTCTTCCTCTGTCCGTCCGTCAAAATTTGTACCCTTTGGAACTCGGCGGCGCACCATTTTATTTGTTACCTCGTTTGTGCCACGCTCCCAACTGCTGTACGGGTGGCAATAATACATTTTGGTTCTTTTCCCCTCGCCTATCGCTGAACGTTCCAACTCTGCACAATATGCAAACTCTGTGCCGTTGTCTACTGTGATAGTTTTAAATACTGTCTTAAACATTTCTCCCCAGCGTTTCTCTAATCTGTCAACTGCTGCCACTACTGCCTCTGCGCTGTGATCTGGCAATTTAAAAATAATTTCTGCTCGTGTCTTTCGCTCCGTGAGCGTCAGCAATGTATTTTTCGATTTCCCCCGCTGCCCTATTACGCTATCCATTTCCCAATGTCCGAACTCTTCCCGGTTGTTTATTGCTTCTGGTCTGTTTTCTATGCTTTCCCCTGCTTCTGCCCTTTTCTGTTTCTTTACCTTATTATATTTGCGCTTTTTGTTCTTCTTTACTGGCAAATCCTTATTTGTTACCTTTAAAAAGATTCCCTTATCAATATAGCTGTATACTGTAGTGGTGCATATTCTGGTTTGAAATTCTCCCCAGCGTCCCTCTGCTGTCAGTTCCCCTATGATTGCGTCCGGGCTGTAATCTTCATTTATTATTTTGTCCTCTATGTAATTTGCCAGCTTAATATCATTTCCTATCTTTAATTGTGTTCCTCGCACTTTTAAATTTTCCTCATATTTCCGTTGTGCAAGGTCTGCGCTGTATCTCATTTCTCTTGTATAATCACTGTTCAAATGTTCATATTGCCCACGCTTCAACTCGTTATAAATTGTGCTTCGGTGTACATGCAAAATCTCTGCAATCTCTACAACCTTGTGCCCTGCATTATACAAGGCTTCTAATCTGATTCTATCATTGTGTTTTAATTGTCTGCTACCCTTTTGATTTGCCATGTTCCCGCCCTCTTTCGTAAAACAAGCCGCAGGCGTTGTTGTCCTGCGGCTCTCTGTGTGCTTTTTGTTATTTGCCCTGCAATATCTTTTCTACTATCAGCTTTTCAATATAATGCGGGCAACTCCTTACCCCATTCTCCCAGTTTGTCAGCGTTCTATATGGTATCTCTAACCATTCCGATACTTCGCGCCTGCTCATGCCCTGCTGTTTGCGTGCCTCTTCAATCGTCACTTTATCCGTTTCTTTACACTCCATATCCATTTTCTCTCATTTCGTTTATGATTGTTTCGTTGTACCCTCTTCCATAATATCTAAAAATGACGCTTTCATCTTCAAAGAAAACCCAGTCACAATTAGTATCATTGATAATTCCCGCAACCGCTTCTTTTTTTGAAGAACCCGGCAAGAATTTTACAATATATTCGGCAGCTTTGTCTATTGATTTGAAATTAAAGATCTCTCCGCCCTCTTCCTCTTTGCAGATTGCAATATAATCGCTTTTTGTATATCCCTTTACTGCTTTCATTCTATTACACCTCTTGCCTTTTATTTTTTTCCTGCTATAATCTAATTAAGCACTTGGGGCGGTTAGCAGGATTGTTTAGGTATCCGCCCCTCGTGTGTTCCCTTTATTCTATTTTATTTTCTTATTTCTTCAAGTATCTTGTCAATATGTTCCACGGTATGTATTTCTCCGTTTGTCCTTGCTACTTCTCTAATTGATACCAACATCGCTATTAAATCGGCTTTGCTCATTTCTTCGTTCTCCATTGTTTTCTCCTTTCCTGCTGTTCCCTTGTTACAATTATATTATATACCCATTGAGCCTATTTGTCAATCTTTTTTTACTCATTGAGCTACTTTTTTTACAAAGAAAAAACACTATGATTCCATAGTGTCCAGACTGTAGACAAACTTGGTGTTGGGGATTATGCCCAGCACCATTTTTCTTTTAAAACTTCTTTTCTTTTTATTTTCTTCAAAAGCAACAAAAATTGGGCTGTGTTCCAACCTCGTTTTTCCAGGATCTTTGCCAGTTTTTTCAAATTCATGCATGCAAAGGTAAGCCCGGCTTTCATTTCCATCCGTGCTTTTCCTACATACTGCGTATATCGAAATCCATGCTGTTCTTTAGCTGTACCGAAGATCCGTTCTATGGTTTCTTTTCTTAACTGGTAGATCTGTCTGTTTCCGATCGTGTGCCGAATGTCTTCTGCCACTTCCATATATTCTTCCCATACATGACGTGTGATCAGTTTTACATGATCCCTACTTTCTGTGCATTTTGAAAGACATTGGCATTCAGCACAATGTTCACCGCAGCTTTTATACTCTTTATATCCACTTCTGTTTGTTGTACTGTATGTCAATATATGTGCTCCCGGACATATATAACAATCATAGTATTCATCATATGCGAATTCGTGTTTTCCGAAAAAGCCTTCTTTGGTCTTGGGACGGGTATACGGAAAAAGTGGTTGAATTCCATCTTCCAACAGCCGATGGGCGATTGCCGGAGTTTTATATCCTGCATCTGCAACTACCATCTGCGGATTCAGTTTAGATATCTTATCGTATAATGCTTTAAAAGTACGACTGTCATGCTCATTACCAGGATGTACTGTATATCCAAGGATCCAGCCATGTTTATCACAGGCAGTTTCTACTGCATATGCAAAAACGTGTTTATGTTCACCCTTTCGAAACCATCCACTTTCCGGATCGCTGATGCTGCATTTTTGTGTTTTCACATCTTCAGGAAGTTCTTCAGATATAGAATCTTTATCATTTCCGGTTCCACCGGATGCAGGTGGCTGGTTATCATCTTTTTTCTTTAATGGCTTTTTTCCATGTGCCAGACGATCTTTTTCAATCTCTTTATTTAATTCCTCTTCATACCAGAGAGCCTGTTCGTGTGCAACCCGCTTACGCATTTTTTTACTGTTTGCACAGGCTTTTACATGTGTTGCATCCACGAAGATCTGTTCTGTATTTACAAGCTTATATTTCATACAATCTTCCAGAATCTTTGAAAAGATCTGCTCAAAAAGATCTGTATCTTTGAAACGGCGGGTATAATTCTTTCCAAATGTAGAGAAATGAGGTACTGGATCTAACATGTCTAGTCCGAGAAACCAGCGGTATGCAACGTTTACCTCGATCTCTTTCATGGTCTGACGCATGCTTTTTATCCCATAGAGATACTGAATGAATGGTATCTTTATCAGCATGACGGGATCCATACTGGGACGACCGTTATCCGGACAGTATTTTTCTTCAACCAGATCATAAATAAAGTTCCAATTGATTGCTTTATCAATCAATCGCAGCATATGGTTTTGAGGTACCATGTCATCCATGGAAAACATCATCATTTGTTCTCTTTTTTTATCTGTATTTTTCGTCATCATAAAAAACACCGCCCTTCTGATATTTATTATATCAGAAAAGCGGTTCCAACAATAGCAAAACCCTGCAAAAGCAGGGCTTTGTCTACAGTCTGAACACTATGATTCCATAGTGTCATCTTCTTCAAGCAGATCATCAACTGTCACATTCAAAACCTTTGCAAATAGCTTCAGTTCGTAATCGGTCACAAACCTTGTCCCTATTTCAATTCTGCTTATACTGTCGCGTTCCAGTGTTATCCCTTGCAGCTGAATTTTCGCAGCCAGTTCCATCTGCGTCATTCGCTTTTTCAATCGTTCAATCCGAATCCTGTCACCGCATAGATTCTTTTTGCCTTTATAGGTGTATATCTTCATCCTTCATTCTCAATCCCTTGTGTTAATGTTCGGCATCATTCTTGACATTAGCACTTTTTTCACCTATATTTGTGTTAATGATCAGAATTGCAGAAAACTGATCAAATATTATTATATAACGAAGGGGGCTTTTCCTATGTTTGGTAAAAAAGCAGATGACAAAATCGCCAAGAAACAGGCGGAGCAGGAAGCAAAAGACAAGGCGGCTATGGAAAAATTCGGTGTTGATTTCGACAGTTACACTTCGGAAGACATCAAAGAAAAGAATGTCGCATCTCTTAAAGAAATCGCATCCAGTCTTGCAGGTTCAAAAATGTATTCTTTCGGAAGTCTTTTAAGTGGAAATTCAAATGAAACTTTCGCACTGGAAATGTCACGCGCACAGGTTGAACAGAATTTCATTCTTATGCGTCAGAACGAAGAAATCATCCGCCTGTTGAAGCAGATTGCAGAAAAATAATTCTCTTCTTTTTTTGTACATATTGTCATCGCACAGATCCCGATCAGTGTCATGTATTTGATCTGTTTTCGTGATATTGCACAAAAGGCAGCGACCATTCTTTGATCGCTGCCTTTTTCATTATTCCATTTTCTTACCTTTTAGGTACTCGCAAAACAGCTTGTCTTCCTCTTCGTCCGCTTTCTTTGCTGCCGCTGTTATTGATAACATGAAAATAGTTGTCACAGATCCAAACGCCGCAGACACGATTGCTGTGACGATGTATGATACCGGAACCATCGTTATTCCTCCGGAATAAATTCTGTGTGTTCTGGATCTCCTGAAATCCAGTATCCGTCTGTCGTCTTATAAAGTACCCTGTCACCGATCTTTGCTTTCTTCTCGACTTTCTTTTCATCAAACATCGTCACGCCACAAATCGCATCGTCTTCAAACGAAGGTCTTCTGCGAAGGCGAAGTCTTCCTTCAAACACTCTGCGGATCGTTCCATGTACTTCTTCTTCGCTTCTGGCTGCTGCCGCCGCTGCTTCAACGTCTTCTGCTGTGATTTCGTCCATTATTTCTTTCACTTCTTCAGCCGAAACTTCACCAACTTTTTCTCCGGTTTCATCATATGCATTCACAGATCCATCCGGTTTTTCTTCCAGTGCTGCATCATCGGGAACGTCATCTGTCACCTCAACTTTCAGCGGATACAGTTTTACACCTTCTTCATCCCATACTGACAAGCCATCCTTTTCTGCTGCCTTTTTTGCGTTCTGGATTGTTTTGTATCCCTTATTCGCTTTTTCATCGAAAGTGTTTCCAACATAAAACATCTGTTTCCCTCCTTCCTATTTTGCTTTCAGGTAACTGATTGAACTGAATCCGATATACTCCACTCCATCAAGCGTCACAGTAATGTATAACCATTTCGTTCCATTCGATGTATTATAATAGCCGTAATTATGCACTGTGGTTCCTTTCGGAATACAGCACAAAGCCTTTTTGTTCTTTCCAGCGTCGTTTCTGCAATACAGATCAGCTGTTGTGACGTAGGATCCCGCCAGCTTCTTGTCGTACTCTCTCGCATAGCATGTTGACTTGACGGTTTTGCTGATGGTCTGATCTGCTGGCTGTGGCTTCGTAGTTGTTGCCGCTGATCCATTCAGAATTCTGTTTACTTCTTTCTGAATAGCATCCGGATCATAACCACTTGCCGAAAGTGCTTTTCTTCTTGCTTCTCCGTTCCCCCACTGTCCCGCAATTACTTCATGCGCTACGGTTGACACGCTCTTTCCCGGTGTATTTACTGGCTTGCTTTCCGCCTGATCGCTGTCATATTTTGGTGTGATAAATCCTCGAATATATCTTCCATTCAGTGATACGGTTCTTTTCTTAACGCTGTCGCTGTAATTGCCTTCGGTAACGACAAAATATCCTGCTGCCTGATTAACATATGTAACCGTTCCAACATGATCCGGTGTTCCGGTATTATCGCCCACGCCGTTATCCTGCCAATCATACAGCACCGCTTCGCCCAGCTTCGGAACGTGTGCG